CTAATTGCCACAGTAGTATCAGGTGTTGCACCCATTACTTTATATATAGTTCTAGCGTATTCAGTTCCTTGAGTTGTTCCATTGATGCTAGTCCAACCACTAGGAATTGATGCCAATGAGCCATCTGAGCCAATGCCAACGATTACTACGTCACCTTGCTGCAATCCGCTAGGAAGCGTAAAAGTGCCTGATGTTGATGAGCCAAATGATTGTTTAGATGTGCCTACAACAGATGTGCTGTTTGCACCACCATAACGATATAGCTTACTGTCAGTAGTTCTAAATACTGTTCTACCTTCAAAGTTACCTGTGCTTGGAAATGTATCAACAATCTCAACAGGAGTAATACCTTGAGCAAATGCAGCAGTAGTAATAATCTCGTCAGCAATCTGATCAGCTAAGTTCTTTTCAGTTGTTGCACTTACTACACTTGTCCAAGAACTTACGTTACCGCTATGGTCTTTAGCTCTTAGGTAGTAATACCTAGTAACCAAGCTACCTAAATCATCATGCGTAAATCTTCCGCCTGCAACTTCAGTAACCTTTGTAATGCCTATTAATGTGGCAGAAGTATTAACCCAAATCTCTACAGTATTAAAGTCTAGGTCAGTTGGGTTAGTCCAAGTCAATATGATTGATTGGTTTGCTGCTGTAGCTGTTACGCTAGTTGGCAATCCTGGAGCAACTAAATCTCCACTTGAAGTGGTTGAATATGTTGCCCAATCAGACTTTGTATTATTGCTTGTAATAGCTCTTACTCTAATGTAATAGTCATTACCTGCAATGATTGGAGTAATAGTGAAGCTTGCTACATTGCTAAAGCCTGTGCTGTATAAATCTTCAGTAGCAGGAGCAGAACTGCTTGCATACCATTGGATTTCATATTGGTTTGCTAGTCCATTATTAGGTGCAGTCCAAGTAACATATAAACCAGTTACTAATGAACCATCTGCATTAATAGTGTTCTGAGTTGATGCGTTTAAACTTGTTGGAGCATTAATCAAAAATTGATCAGGTAATCCTGTGTTTGGATAGTTATCAGTTATTACAGCATCTGCCTCGTCATATATTTCAGCACTATCTTCTTGCAACACAAGCTCAACAGGCTGATCAGGACTAAAGTTCCACTCAAGAACTCTAAATACCTTTTCATCCCAACCATAAGCTGAGTTTGTTAAAGTAACTCTATCGCCACACTGTACAGGCCAAGCCTTTAGTGTGAATTTACCTTTTACTGTAAGAGCCTCTCTTGATCTTTCAGTAACTACACGAACAATATTATGGCAACGCTGATTACTATTAGTGAACAATAAAGTGTAGTCAATTGATAGCTCTTGACCATCTGCCGCCAAATAAGAGGCATTTTGGTATGGCTGATAATCAGTAACAATATAATCTTTTGCAGGGTTACTAAATTGCCCTTTAACTGTATTAAATACATCATTTAATCCAGGCGCAGGAGATATTTGGAATCCACCAACAGTATCTTCTTCAGTTAAGTCCAATACAGGTGATGTATAAACACCTGCATGAATCATCCATCCACCTGATTGGCTAATAAATCCTGCCATTGAATCAGCTAATGTATCAAGAATCTGTTTAGGGTCTTGATCTGTCTTAAATGAACCGTTACAAGTGTATCGTTTTCCTACTGTAATTGTTTGGTCACAAGCATTAGCAGCAGTATTAAATGTTGATAATACCAATGAAGATGTAGGTTGATTAGCACCATACTCTGATGTTAGATAATCATAAATACATAATGCAGGATTATCTGACCAAGCAGTATTGCCTGTTCTTGGGTCATATAACTTTTTGCCTTTAATTAAAGCATGAATTTGTGGAAGTCCTGATTGGAACTCCTCAAAGTTCAAGTTAATTTGAATAACTGTATATGCAAAACCACGTAATAAATGTGCAGAAGTCCAATAATCAGGACAATCAGCAATTAATGTTGGATCAGCAGGATCGCTTGATCCACCTAAATGTTTTTTAACTCTAACTGCTGAATAACCATCTTTAAAATATTTGTTACCCTCTAATACTGCTCCAGTAGCATCTAAAGTTCCAAGAGATGTTCCATTAATAAACATCTCTCCAATTTCTTCAACTTCATGTGCTGCATGAACCATGACAATATATCGCCATTGATCTCTATCGCCATATTTTAAAACTGCTGTAATTGCACCACCAACTTTAGCTTGACCATAAATAACTTGGAAAGGTTCTTCAGCAGTTAAGGCATTTGTAAGTCTATCTTGTAATGAATTGTTATAGGCTGCCTTAGCCTTTTCTTGCATCCTAGCTGTTTGATAATTGCCATAAGCTGCAGCAGCAGTTGCAACAGCAGCGAGATACATTGCAGTAGTTGGGCCGATACCAGGAATAAAAAATACAGCAGCAATTGTTAATGCTTGAACTGGATTTTTAAATATCTGACCTACACCTTTTACAATACCTTTAACCCAACCCATATATATTCCTTAAACTTTTTGGAATTTAACAGATAACCATGTGATTGGCTCTGCAATTAATCGTTCAATATATTCAAATCCCTTATCACCAGGAATTCTTAACTGTTGTTGCATATTATTCATTCTAAATGTTTTTATTCTTAATAAAGAGTTTGCACCATTTTCGCATTTAATATTAATACCACCAGTAACACCATCATCTGTAACTTCTGTAGCAACTTGGATGCTATCCATAAAACCATACCATCTGATTTTAGGAGTTCCAATTAAAGCCAATGTATCATCAAGAACTGCCATGTAAATAGTGCAAGTTCTTCCCCTGTATTCTTCAGGAGCGCCTAATGCTAATGATACAGTTGCTTCAGAAACAGGACTTAATGATATGTTTAAATCTTGTGAGGCTAAACTAGATGTTTCTTTTAATCCTGATACTTGAGGAGTTACATTAGTTGGAGTCCAAGTGTGGCCATCCCAAAGAATAGGTTTATCAAAGTTTGTGTAATAAACAGTTCCACTTGTAAATTCAAACTTAATAAGATAAGCAATTCCAACGTGATGTGTTGATAGTTTTGCAATCTCAGTTGATCCACTAATCATGCTACTTCCCAATCCTCAATTAAATCTAATGTAAGATTTTCAATGTAAATGCCACTTGAATCCCAACCCTGTCTTGCATTTGCTAATCTAAATAATGCAGTTGGCTTATTATATACAACAGACGAACCGCTAGATTGTGCAAACCTTAATGGTGGCTCAATAGTTACAGAGTTTGCATTTGAATCTGCTACAACCATTACAAGCTGTCTTGTCTGACCTGAGCCAACTCCAAGCCAATCTCCCTTCTTAACAGTTCCTGAACTACCTGAGATTGTTAATGTAGTAGCTCCAACTGCATGAGAACCGCTTAATGTAAGAGTGCCTGATACAGTGCCAAGCGGAACTGGTCTTGCAATATCCCATAATGCTAATTGATTAATCTGTCCACGTAACTGCATTAGCAATGCTTTAGCTGAACCTGCACTAGCTTCTCTAGTTCTATCAATTTCCATAGATACAGTCCATCTTGGAGAACCATAACTAACAGCTTGTGTAACGCCTGCTTGTGGACTTGTATGAGTTAAGTCCATACGCATTTGCTCCCAGCGCATCCTAGTTACCCAAATATCATCAGGAAATGTAATTATGCTCATTGTCTAACCTTTACTTGTCCACGATTGATTTTATCAACCAATTCTAACTGGCTTTGTTGCATTGCATTAGTTACCAATCTTCTAATATCAGATTGATCTGTTCTTGAGTCAATATTGATAATAGGTGAATAGGTAATATTTGATCCACCTGAACCACCAGCAGCAGGGTTATATTTTGCAGGAACTACAGCTTCACCTTTATGCAATGTAGCATTAAATCCGTCATACGGAACATAGTTTGTACCAGTAGCTAATTTAATTCCACTTGTACTTGGATAGCTTACACCGCTATTTAAATAATCTCCGCTACCCATCTGATAACCACCTGCTGTACCAGTTGATGTGCCAAAACCACCTGCTCCTGCATACATACCTAAAATATTTAATCCTGCTGAAACTAAGTCTCCACCACCGCCTAATCCCATAGCTTGATATAAAGGTCTTAATAATGCTTGCCTTACAATCATTCTTGAAATATCAGCAATCATTGCATCAATCATTGACCTAAATGATAGCTTGCCACCACTAAAAGCACTTACCATTGAATCTTCAATACCTTTAAATGCGTTTGAAAATAATGTCTCAGTTGATTTAGCTATATTGCCTAATTCATCAACGTAAGCTCTACCTGCCTTCTTAGCACCATACTCAAATGTTCTTTGTTGAGCATAATTGACTTGCTCTAAAGTCTGCTTTTGCAAGAATAGCAATCTTGCATTTTCTTTGTATGCCTCAGCTTGTTCAGGTTGCATACCAATGGTATCTCTAATTAATTGAGCTTCTAGCTTACGAGCATCAATTAATTG